AACAGATCAAACTCCTGTCCCCTGCCAGCAACAGTACGGGCGCTTTCACTATCGACATGATCCCGTCCACGTCGCCGTTTTCCGGTTCGTATACGTCGCCCCTGAACGCTTGGGAGATCGCCTAATGGGTGTCGCGCTGGCGTTTCAGAGTTACGACGTTCCGGGTAAGTCGATGGTGAAGCGTTTCCCTAAGTCGTGGCGGGTTGACGTGACTGTGATCCGTGGCGGCGGCAGGGATGCTAAGGGCAACCCGTTGCCTTCGCAGGAGATCCCGCTCCGCAGCTGCATTCTTGCGCCGCGGGCGACGGCGGACCCTGTGGACCGCTCCGACGTGACGAGCTCAACGGCTGTGCTGTACCGGGATCCGGGGTTTACGTTCCTGCCTAGTGACCGTATCCGGGTGCCTGATGGTGCGCGGATGGCGGGTTTGTGGGCTGTGGACGGGCGCCCTGGTGAGTGGCCGGCTGGTTGGGAAGTCGGATTGGTGGCTACCTGATGGCGGTGTACCGGGTTTCCAAGGCGTACCTAGCGGATGATTCCGGGCTGAAGGATCTGGGCACGTCTTCGGCGGTTGGTGCGGCGACGTTGGCGGCTGCTGAGCGGTTGGCTGGTAACGCTCAGGCTGTTGGGCGTGGCGAGTACACTGCCGGGCCGGCGACGGTGACTGTGGGTTGGAAGAATGAGCGCCGCGCTGGTGCTGTGGTTCGTGAGTCTCGTGCTGATTGGCGGGACACGCGGGATGCGGTCCTGTTGCGGGTTGCTGACTCTATGAAGGTGAGGGGTAAATGATTGATGCCCTGGTCTTCCCGGATGTGCGGGATGCACTCTTCGACCTCATCAACGGCAGCACCCATCTTGGGCTGACGGTCACGGCGGTTTATCAGATACCTGCGGATGACTACGGCACCATCAAGGGCCCGTTCCCCGTGGCGTTGATCTACGTTACGGGCGGTAACCGCGGGTTCGTTGACCGCGTGGACCGGGTGACTATCGAGGTTTACGCGCCCGGTCAGCAGGCAGTGAACACCCTTGAATCCATCGCGGCATCCATCATCGGATCCGACATTGAAACCCCGTCAGGCTACTTGGATGCCATTGAGGCCGACGTAACCCCCGCCGATGTCCCATACCAGTCCGACACGCTTAACAAGGCTGTAGGGACGTTCTTTGTAACGTCCCGGCCCCTCTAAACCCCGTTCGGGGATCTAACCAAACTCTGAGCCCTTGAAAGGGGTTTTGATTCATCATGCCTACCTTCGCAACAATTCAGCAGGAAGCCGACAATCGCGGCCTTGTACGTAAGCTCCAAAAAGCAATTGCGTTCATCGCCCCGACGACCGTTGACCTGCCCACCACGCTTTTCGAGGCCGGAGGCACTCTCGTTGACCTGAAGGCTGCGGGCTTCCTGCCTGTTGGCCTGGTCGATCCTTCCGGATATGAATTTGGCCGGGACATCTCGAAGTCGGACGTTTCCGCACTCGGTTACGCCTCGCCTGTCCGCTCTGACGTGGATTCGGTGGCCCGCACGATCAAGATGACGGCGCTGGAAACCGGCAAGAAGCACCTGCTGGAACTGACCTATGGCACGGACTTGTCAGCCGTCACCCAGGCAACTGCTTCTGGTGAGATCGTCATTGACGAACCGGACCTTCCCGTCGGTCAGGAGTACCGCCTTCTGGTCATCGGTTCGGACGGGCCGGCTGCTAACAACTGGATCCTTGGCCGCGGCTACGGACTCGTGAAGCTGACCGCAACCGATTCTCAGAAGTGGGGCACTTCGGATGCACTGTCGCAGGCGTTCACGTTCGACGTGTTCACGGATGACGCTATCGGTACCCCCGTCCGCCACTACATCGGCGGCACAGGAGCCGTGGCCGCGAAAGCTGACCTCGGCTTCACTGCCGGCGCCTAACTAGACCGCGGGCCGCGCCATTCTTCCGGGTGGTGGTGGCGCGGCCCGCTCTCAACCCACACCACCCACCCTGCTTCTAGGAGTCACCATGCCCCGTTTCGTCAAGGATGGCCTGACCATCGAGACCGCTGTCCCCCGCGAGGCCGCAGAGCTTCGCTCCCAGGGCTTCACTGAGCAGAAGGCTAAGACTGCCGCTGTGAAGGAAGCCGACGCAGCACAGACCCCCGCCAAGTAACCAAACCACCAACCACCACCCGGAGGTAACACCATGGCTAACGATAAGCCGAACATCAACCTTTCCCTTGCCGCTCTTGAGGCTGAGATTTCCAAGCCTGAGCCGTTCATCCTGGCGCTCAACGGGGGGAAGCGGATCACATTTCCGGACCTGTTCGACATGCCCGCGGACGAGTCGGAAGAGTTCTTCCGTGACTTGAGCGAGCCGGGGAAGTCTGACTTTGAGTTCCTGGCTAAGTGGCTGTCCAAGGCTGACTTTGAGGCGTACAAGGCTGCGAAGGTTCCGCTGAGGACTCACAAGGCTCTCATTGAGCGTGTCGTGGGCTACTACCAGCAGACTGTTGGCACGTCGGGGGAAGGGCCCGCCTCCGCGAGCTGATCCGCCGTTACCGTCCGCAGATCCGCGCCGACCTCCTGAGTGAGTACGGCGTGGATCTTGCGGAGTGGTACGCGGCTAAGCGGTGGGTGGCGCTGCTCGAGCTTATCGACATGCTGCCCGCTGCTTGCCGGCTCAACGAGGCTGTAGCGAATGACCCTGATTCTGCGGCTGCTTTGGCTGCCATGTATACGGATGGGGAACGCGAGCCGTGGGCGCCGCGCACGTCCGAATGGGACCTGAAAGCCACGATCCTTGGCGAAGTGTCCACGAAGCTGGACAACATCGCCGCCATCCTCATCAAGGTCAATGGCGGAAACCCCGGCGACATCAAACCTTTCCCGACCCCGCGCACGAAGATCCAGGAAGCCATGCAACGGGCTGAGCGGGAATGGGCTGAGGGGTTCATTGAGCAATTCGGGTTCTCACGCGAGGACCTTTGACAATTCCATAGGAGGCCCCGTGCCTGTCATCGGCATAGCTGAGGTACTGGTCAAGCCCACGTTCACGGGGATGCAGCAGTCGATTGGGCGGGAACTGTCGGGGCTTGGCTCTCACGGCGACAGGGCTGGCCGGGACATCGGCGGCGGTGTCGCTGCGGGTATCAAGTCGATGGCTGGCATTATCGGCGGCGCGGTTGCGGCTATCGGTATCGGCAGTTTCATTGCTGAGGCTGCCCGCGCATCGGATACGACGGACAAGTTCAAGGCGACTATGAACTTCGCCGGGATCGACACTTCCGGCGTTGAGGCTGCCACTAAGGCCGCGAAGGAATACGCAGATCAGACGGTTTATGATCTGCCGACGATTCAGAACACGCTTGCGCAGTTGGCTTCTAACGGTGTGAAGGATTATCAGGGCCTCACGAAGGCTGCGGGTAACCTGAACGCGGTTGCGGGCGGCAGTGCGGACACGTTCAAGTCCGTGGCTATGGTGATGACGCAGACCGCGGGTGCCGGGAAGTTGACGACGGAGAACTGGAACCAGCTTTCCGACGCTATCCCCGGTGCGGCGGGGCCTCTGATGAAGGCACTGGAAGAGGCTGGAGCGTACACGGGTAACTTCCGTGACGCGATGGAGAAGGGCCAGATCACTTCTGAAGAGTTCAACGATGCTCTTCTGAAGCTTGGCTCTAAGCCGGTTGCGGTTGAGGCGGCAAAATCAACCAAAACGTTTGAGGGTGCCATAGGCAACCTACAGGCGACCATCAACAGCGGCCTGATGACCGCGTTGGACGCGATCAAGCCTGCTGCCGCTGGTGCCATTACGGCGCTGTCTGACGGGCTTGGGAAGGCGATTGACTGGACCAAGAACGCCGCGCAGGGTCTTTATGACATCTTCGCAGGCAACGGCTTCACGGACGCTTTTCAGAAGGCGTTCAACGTCCACGAAGATTCGCCCGTAGTCGATTTCCTGTTTCGGCTGCGTGGCGGAATCATCGGCCTTCATGATCTTTTGGTCAATGGCAATTTTTCTGTGCTGCTGCACTCGTCGTTCGGGTGGGAAGAAGACTCCCCCATTGTTGATTTCATTCTGCGGGTGCGGGACGGAGCTCAGGGCCTCTATGACCTGCTGGTGAAGGGTGACTACACGGGGGCGTTGCAGCGTGCTTTCGGCTGGGAGGAAGACTCTAAGGCCGTAGACATGATCCTGACACTTCGTGACAAGGTGGGTGAACTGCCTGCGAAGTTCACTGAGTTCAAGGACGCAGCGCTTGCCGCTCTGAAAGAAGTAGGCGACTGGCTGGTCAAGAATAAGGACTGGCTGGAGGCGCTTGCGGTTGCCGTTGGCTCTGTCGTGGTGGCTTACAAGACTTACACGACGGCGCTGGCTGTTCATTCTGCCACTATGGCGGTTTACAGCACGGTTGCGTCCATTGCGGGTGCTGCTCAGGGGTTCTTCGCTGGGGCTGCTTTTACTGCGGCGGTTGGCATGACTGCTTTGAACACGGCGTTGAAGGCTAACCTGTTCGGCATCATCGCGTTTGCGATTATCGGACTGGTAGCTGGTCTGACGTACTTCTTCACGCAGACCGAACTGGGCAAGCAGATTGTGGCTAACGTCTGGTCATTCATCCAGTCGGTTATTGGTGGCGTCGTTGACTGGTTCACTGGTACCGCGCTGCCTGCCATCCAGGGCTTTATTGGCGGCATTATCGGTTTCTTCGAGGACATGGGCCGCGGGGTTGACGGTGCTGTTAGTGGTGTTGGTGACGTTTTCACCTGGCTGCATGACACCATTATCAAGCCGGTATTTGATGGCATTGCTACGGCGATCACTTGGGTTTATGAGTCGATCATAAAGCCGGTGTTTGATGGGATTTCCGCTGCGGTGGCGTTCGTTGGTGGTGTGTTCACGGCGTTCTATGAGTCCACCCTGAAGCCGGTCTTTGATTCGGCTGCTGTGATTATCGGTGGCTTCGCGCTGTTCTTCAACGGCATCGGGCAGCTCATTGTCTCGATCATCACCTATATTGTGTTGCCGTTGTTCCGGATGTTCTGGGATCAGATCGTGGCGACGTTCAACGGCATCATGACCGTTATCGGTGACTGGTGGAACGGTGTCGTTGGGATCTTCAACGGCGTTGTCTCGTTTATTCGGGACACCCTCGGGGTGGTATTCACCTGGCTGTATGAAAACATCATCAAGCCTACCTTTGACAATATCGGCACAGTGATCCAGTGGGTGTGGGATAACGTCATCAAGCCGACGTTGGATGTCTGGCTGTACTTCTTCCAGACGGTTCTGCCGGATGCGATCAACTGGCTCTATGAGAATGTCATCAAGCCGGTCTTTGATGGCATTGGTAACGCGATCAAGTGGGTTTGGGAGAACGTTATCAAGCCGACTATCGACGTGTGGGTTTACATCTTTGAGAACGTTGTCGGGCCTGCGTTTACGTGGCTGTACGAGAACGTTATCAAGCCCGCGTTCGACGGCATCGGCAACGCCATCAAGTGGGTATGGGAAAACGTCATCAAGCCGGTCTTCGACTTCCTGTCAAAGGCCATCAACGAGGACATCCCGAAAGCCTTTGATACCGGCGTTGCTGCGGTGAAAAAGATATGGGAAACCATTCAGGACATCGCTAAGGCGCCGGTTCGGTTCGTTATCGACACGGTCATCAATGATGGCCTGATTGGTGCGTTCAACAACATCGCTAACGTGCTGCCGGGTATCGACAAGCTGCCTCGAGTTGCTTTGCCGGCTGGGTTCGCTGAGGGTGGTTACACGGGCGACGGTGGTAAGTACGAGCCGGCGGGTATTGTCCACGCTGGCGAGTTCGTGTTTACCAAGGAGCAGACACAGCGTGCCGGCGTGGCGAACCTGTACGCGATGGCTCGGGCGCTGGCCGGGTACGCGAATGGTGGGCTGGTGAACCCGTTGCGGAATGCGATCATCTCGCAACCGTTCAGCGCGAGCCACAACGGTATGGACTTCGCGGCGCCGACTGGTACACCTGTTGGTGCTGCTGGTCCTGGCCGGGTGTCGTCCGCTGGCTGGTCCTCGTATGGCGGCGGTAACGAGATCCACATTGACCACCCGAACGGCCTCCAAACCTGGTACGCGCACCTTTCATCGTTCGCGGTGAAGATGGGCGACATGGTTAGGGCTGGGCAGTTGATCGGCCAGGTTGGTTCGACTGGTAACAGCACGGGCCCGCACTTGCACTACATGGTGCTGAATGGTGGGTGGCCGTCCTACGTCAACCCTGCCCCCTACCTTGACGGCGGGGGCGAGGCAGGTTCGGGCGGTTGGAACCCTATCGCGGGGATCATCGACGGGCTGGTTAGCCAGTTCAAAAATGCGTTCCCCGCGGCTGGGATGATCGCTGACCTTGCCATCGGTGTCGGTAAGAAGCTCCTGACCAACGTGTCCGATTTCATCATGGGCAACGGCGGCAAGGACAAGGGTACCGGCACGACCGGCCTGCCTTACCTGCATGACCAGGGCGGGGTTCTGAACCCTGGCCTGTCGTCCATCATGAACGCCACGAGGAAGCCCGAAGCGATCTTGACTGCTGGTCAGTGGGAGGACATTCACCGGCTGGCGATGGGCAACACGCAGCGCGGCCCGGCGGTCAGCATCGGGACCGTGCATGTGCGGGATGAGAACGAGATGGTCCGTCTTCTGCGGACCAGTGAGCAGGACGCGCAAGCGGTCTACGCATTCTAAGGAGCTATCTTGGCAGGCATAGTTTATGGCAGCCCTTATAGGCCGCCGGCTCCGGCTGCTCCAGCGTTCTCGGGGTTTGAGTTGCGGTGGGAGGCTAAGGGTACTTCTTGGCCTCTCACCGACCCTAAGACTGGGCTGTTTTTGATGCCGGGGGTTCGTGGGTTGGGGACGGTGACGCATGAGCGGCACTCGACCAGTTCACCCGCGGCCCCTGGTTCCCGGTTTGAGGGTGTGAGCGTCCTTGACCGGGAGGCGTTCTGGCCGATCTACATTTACCATGATGGCGGTTCGGTTGATTGGATGCTGCGTGACCGGGCGTTCTGGTCCACCATGGACCCGCTAGTGCCAGGTTCGTGGGTTATCACGTTGCCGGATGGTTCTGAGCGTTCGTTGCCGCTGCGGTTCGTTGATGACGGCGACCCTGTGACGAACCATGACCCGATGCGGAGGGGCTGGAACAAGTACGGTATCAAGCTTGTTGCTGAGCAGCCTTACTGGTCTGGTGAGCCGGTGGTTCGTTCGTGGAAGAACCGCGACACTGCCCCGTTCTTTGAGCCTACGGGCCCGCAGATCGTGAATATCGCGGCGGGTTCGGACACTTCGACGGCGGCTATCGACAACCCTGGCGATGTTGAGTCTTATGCGACGTGGTTTGTTGATGGGCCTACCCCGTCCGCTTCGGTGGGTATTGGGGATCAGATCGTTGATGTTCCGTTCTTGGTTGATGATGGCAAGTGCCTTGTGATTGAGTCTGAACCTGACCTTATCGGCGCGACTTTGTATGACATCAGCCCGGAGCAGTTGGGGTTTCCGGCGGATAAGCGGAAGAAGCCCGCGGACAGGATCATTGGGGTTGACCTTGTGAACCCGGTTGATATGACGGCGGATCTTGGTGAGGCGGATTTCGCGCCGATCCCTGCCGGTAAGAGTGTGCAGCTCGCGGTTGTCCTTGCGGGTACGGGCGCGGTTGAGATCAAGTTGCCGACCCTGTACCGAAGGGCTTGGTGACTGGTTGTGAGTGTTTTCCGGATCTCGGTGTACGACAAGGACCGCAACTTTCGCGGGCAGGTAGGTAACCCGCTATCACTTGAAGTGACCCCAAGGTTTGACACGGTTGGCACCCTGCGGATGACGGTTGCGACCGGGCATAAACGCTTTGATGACTTGTTCGCGGACGGGGCCCGACTGAAGGTTAGCTTCCGTGGGGAGCATCTGATTAGCGGCCCGATCACGGCTGACGAACTGGTCACCGATGGAGTCAGCGGCACCTACACGGTGACGGTTGAGGATGACTGGCGGGTACTCCGGGAGATCATCGGCTGGCCCGTTCCCGCTTCCCCCATCAGCAACCAGACGGCGGCGGAGTACCGGACCTATACGGGGAACGCTGAGACGGTGCTGAAGGACGCTGTGACTGAGAACGGCGTGAACCGGTTGGCGGTCCCTGGGTTGACGGTGGCGCCGGACCTTGGCCGTGGCGCTGTCATTCCCGGCGGTGTTCCTTTGAGGATGCACGCGCTAGCAGATCAACTATTCCCGGCGCTCACGGAGGCCGGTGTGGGCGTCTCGGTGAAGCAGGTGGGCGCGAACCTTGTCCTTGACGTGGTCGAGCCGCAGACGCACCCCCGTGCCCTCTCAGTGCGCGGCAGGACGTTGAAGCAGGCGACACTGACCAGGAAGCGCCCAACAGCTTCCCGCGTGGTCGTTGGCGGGCAGGGTGAGGGCACTGCACGGAACTTCCGACTCGTGACTGACGCCGCCCGGGAATCCCAGTACGGGATGCGTGCCGAAACGTTCCGTGACGCAAGGGATAACGACGCGGCGGACGTGATGGACTCCCGTGCCAACGAAACGCTGACCGAGGCCGGCCCGCAAAACGGCATCGCGCTGACTCTCGCCGGTTCCGGGATTTTTCAGTACGGGCCGGGCGGGTTCCATGTTGGCGACCGGATCCCGGTAGAGGTAGCGCCCGGTGTAGTCATTACCGAAGTCATCCAGGAATGCACCATCAAATGGGTGTCCCCGCAGTATGCATCATCTGATCCGAAGGTTGGCGAGTTGACCAACCAGCCCGAGCGGGTAACCGCGCAACGCATGGCCGCGCTCAATAAGCGGCTGAGAAACCAGGAGGCCCGCTGATGGCGGTTGAGTTCACTTCCCACGGCTACGACACCACGAGTACGAACCCTTACACGGAAACGGCGTGGGCTGATGCTTTCCCGTCCATCGGGCTGGCGTCCTACGGTGTGCGGTCACCTTTGGACTGGAAAGTAACTGCGGTTGCCGGGCAGGACCGCACGGTTTCGATTGGTGCCGGTTGGGGTTTCGGGCATGGCGTCACGGACTCGACTTACGCGAACGACACGATCCAGTTGGACACGATTAGCTCAGGCTCACGCTGGGACATGATCGCTGTTCGCCGGGACTGGACCCCCACGGCGGGGGTTACCAAGTTCGTGAAGGTCAACGGCGGCTCAACCGCGGTTATCCCCGGCGGCAGGCAGGCTAACCCTGGCGGCATTGATGACCAGCCGTTGGCGCTCGTGCAGGTCACGGCGGGACAGACGCAGCCGACAGCGATCATCGACCTGCGGACGTGGGCTGGTGACGGCGGCGGGATCGTGGGCGCGCACGACCTTATCCGGACCTACCTGAACCGGACGGGTACCCGCATCCAGATCAACGGCACGGACTGGGTTCGTGTGGTTGGCGCGAACGACACCCCGGAGTGGCGGCAGTCCTCGCAGATTGAATCCACGGTAGGGAAGCCTGCGGATGTTCCGTGGCGGACGTTCGGGCCGGCCATCATCACCGCCGCCGCGGGTACCGATGTGAACGGGTACGGGGATCTGCGGTTTGGGACGAACGGGCTGCCGAACTTCGCGGGCATTTCCGGTGTGCAGTTGACCGGATACCACCCCACTGAGGGGTTCATGTTTATCCCCGTCGTGCAGGACTACAACACCACACGGATCCGGTTCCGCGCCCGCCGCATGGACGGTTCCGGCTGGGCCAACGGATACGGGTCCATATCAATGTTCGTTACCGTCCTCGGCTGGTAACAGCAGGCATCTGACAAGGGAGGACCAAACGTGTGGATCTCCAATGGCTCGGCCCTCTCGGCGCATTCCTCGGCATCATCGGCGGCGGCGTCGGCTGGCTCATCAACCGGGCGGACAAGCGCCGGGAGAAGCGGGAGGCTGACGTGATCCAGACGTTGAAGGACCGCATCGAGGAACTGAAAGCGCAACTGTCAAGGGTGACCCGCCGCCTGAACCAGCGCACACGGGCCGGGGACAGGTGGCGGGAGCAGCTCGTCGCGCACGACATCAAGCCCGACCCTGACGCATGGCCGGAGGATGACGATGAGTAACGAAGCAGAGTTTGAACGGAACCTTGGGGAGCAGGAAGCGGCGCTGGAGCGGTCCCAGAAGGCTGCCCGGCGCCGCAACATGCTGATCCTCGGGCTTGCCCTGCTGGCGTTGCTGTTCGGTATCGCCTGCCTGTATTTCGCTATGGATAACGCCCGGCTGGCGTCTGCTAATGCGGTGTATGGGCAGACTCAGCAGCAGGAGAAGCAGAACCTCGCTGAAGAGTTCGACGCGGCGTGTAAGACGGCGGACTTTCAGCAGACCCCGGCGGGCTCGAACATTTGCCGGAAAGCTGAGCAGGTAGCTTCTGAAGCTGGCACGCCACTCGCGGGGCCGCAGGGTGTGCAGGGTGTGCCTGGGCCTCGTGGTGAGCAGGGTTTCCCGGGGCCTGCTGGTGCTACTGGTCCGGCTGGGGCGAAGGGTGACAAGGGGGATCAGGGGATCATGGGTTTGCTCGGCTTGACGGGCAACGTCGGCCCGGTAGGTCCTCCTGGTCCTGTTGGCCCGGTTGGTGCTACGGGGGCGCAGGGGTTGCCGGGTTTGACCGGCGCTAAGGGTGACACCGGCCTGGCTGGTCCTCCTGGCGCTGACTCGACTGTTCCCGGCCCTGCTGGTCCTGTTGGTCCTGCTGGCCCGCAAGGCCCCACGGGTGCTGACGGCCGCGGCATCAAGTCCGCCTTCTGCGGCGATAACGGCCGGTGGGTCATCACATACACGGACGGGGCAACCGCTGACGGTGGGCAATGCCGCACAACACTAACACCAGGAGGGCCGTAATGGGCTATTTGAAACCACTTCCTCGGCGGATCCAGCGGGGGCAGCGTTTCGGCGCTAATCCTGGCTGGGGTCCGAACCCTCCGGGCGGGCATAACGGGGACGATTACCTGTCACAGGTTGGGGAGCCGGTCTATGCGGCGGGGGATGGTGTTGTGGTTTTCGCTGGCCGGTTCGATTCGACGTATGCGGATAACTGGGGTTGGAACCTGAACTTCGGTGGGCAGATGGTGGTCCTAAACCTTGACGGTGACACTGGCCCATATGTCGAGTATGGGCACCTTTCCGAGGTTCGGGTTAGTGCTGGTAGCCGGGTTAGGGGCGGGCAGGTTATTGCGTTGACCGGCGCTGATGACGGCGGCACTGGTGTTATCACAGGCCCGCACCTGCACGTTGGTTGTCTGCCGCCGAACTTCAATCTCAACACGAACACTTACGGGCGCGTCAACCCGGATATCTACCTCACGGACCACCCGGACGAAGCCGGCACCATCAGCGCTCAGAGCGCGACCATCACACCAATGCAGGAAGAGGAAGAGGACATGGCACTTTCAGATGATGACCTCCGCAAGGTTTACGAAGCGGTCTGGTTCGGCACCCCTGGTGCGCGGCTGGTACCCAACGAGGCTGGTGGTAACGGCGAATGGCCGTATACAACGCTGGGTTCTATGACGGCACGGATTGGGCGTGACATTGTTCTCCCGCAGCTTGCCGAGTTGAAGCGTGCTGCTGGCTCTCAGCCCGTCGTTGATCCCGGTGCGGTGGCTGACGCGGTGATCGCTCAGGTTGGCGCAGACCTCGCTAAGGCCGTCGCGGACGAACTCGGGAAGAGGATTGCCAAGTGAACATTCGTGATCCGAAGACCCGCGCCTACATTTACGGGGTTGTGTTGGCGGCTATCCCGCTGTTGCAGTTCTTCCGGCTGATCCCCGGTGATGCTGTCCCGCTGGTGGTCAATATCGTGTCCGCCGCCCTGGGCATGGGCGCTGCTGGCCTCGCCCTGCCGAACACGGGCGCGAACGTCGCCCCGGTGGTCAACGTGTACTCCACGGCAAACACTGACGGCGGCAAGCACGAAGCCTGACCGCACCATTCCCCTACGGCGCCTTTCGAGGGCGCTTTTTTCATGCCCTGACGCCCTCTAGGAGGCTGTAGTGACTGACTATTTCTACGACATGGATCTTGTGGTGGATCCGTTGAACCCGGCCAATGTGGTGGCTAACGGGCAGGTGTCTATCTTTGACCCGGCGGACACGACTGGTGCGACGCTGCTGGCCTTGAAAGACCCGTCCGGCCTGCCACTCCCGAACCCGCTCACGTCGAACGCTAACGGCTTCCTGCCGCCGCGCATCGCCACCGTCCCGCAGACCATGTGGAAGTCTGGCGGGTTCACTGGCTACTTCAACTCTTACAAGGGGTTGCGGGATGAGGCTGTGGGGGCTGTGTCGGCTGCACAGACCGCGGCGAACAGTGCGAGTGCCGCAGCGAACGAGGTAGTCACCACGGCTGCTGTGGACGGCACGGGCGCCTTGGTCCTCACCAAGGCGTCCGGCGCGACCGTGAACGCCGGCCAGGTGAAGGGCGCGAAAGGCGACAAGGGAGACAAGGGAGACAAAGGCGCTGACGGCGCCAACGTCCTCCCCACCGACGACGCCATCAAGCAGGCGATCAACGACACCGCATCCGCCACACGAGGGGCATTAAATGCCACGATTGATGACAAAGTTTCCAAGATCACGCCGACCTCGGATAACCAGAATCTCGCCGCGTTTGGTGACTCGCTGACCGAGCCGGGGCAGTGGATCGCTGAGCTCGTCGCACGGCAGGCGGTGGCCGTGACGAACCTCGGCAAGTCCGGGCAGTCCTCCAGCGAAATTGCCATGCGGCAAGGCGGTCTTATCCCCAAGGTCACCGTCACGGGTGGCACCATCCCGGCATCCGGGCCGGTCGCCGTGACCGTGGACTACCCGACCGGCGCGTTCAAAACCAACGTGGGTGGGGCAATGGCTAACCCGCAGTACGTCGGCAAGATCGCAGGCGTTGAAGGCACGCTGGTAGCAAACATTCAGGGCAACCCGCGCACATGGTCCTTCACCCGCACCACCCCCGGCACCGCCGTGAACGCATCCGGGCAGCGCTGGTTCCTCTCCACCGAAGGCCCGCTACAGGTCCGCAAGGAACAGATATTCTGGACCGGCCGGAACTTCTCCTACGACCGAGTCATCACGGACACCGCCGACATGGTGGCCTACCTGAAGAAAAACGTCATCGACCCGAGCTACACGGTCGTCAGCGTCATCAACGGTTCAGCCGAGCCCATCGGTTCCAGCGAGTACAACGCGATCTTGTCCCGCAACGCCACACTGAAAACGACCTACGGCGAACACTACTGCGAGGTCCGCCGGCCTCTGATCGACTCAGCGCTGGCATGGGCCGGGATCACGCCGACCGCCAACGACCTCGCGGACATCGCCAACGACGTTGTGCCCCGGTCCTTGCAGGTAGGCGACGGGTTCCACCTGAATGCTAAGGGGCAGGAGTTCGTCGGCAAGCTGATCGCAGAGCACCGCACCAGGCTCGGATACGACCGGACAGGGGCGATCCTCGCCGCGAACATCGGAGCCGACCCGGTATACGTCCCGCCGACCTACTCCCTGTCCGTAACTGGCGCATCGCGCCGCTACGTGGCATCCTCCCTTGCGGATAGCAAGGTTGGGACGGTCATCACCCAGCTCGATTCCGTGGGCGAACCGGGAGAGCCGAAATTCCTGCGGCCCGTCGTCAGCGGCTCCGGCGCAACCCTGCGCAACGCAGGCGGCGTCAAGTACTTGGAGTTCGACGGGGTAGCGAACCGCATGTACGTCCCCGCGTTCACCGTGGCCCAGCCGTACACGTTCGCCGTGGTCTACAAGCTGCGGTCCACGGGCACGTCCAAGGTGATCCTGTCGCTTATCAACGGCACGCCCGCGTCCCCGACACTGCGCCGTGAAGCCAATGGCAACATCGTCTTCGATGCAGGATCAGCGCAGCCCGTCGTCCCGGGAGCGGCACTGGGCACCACATGGCACCTTGCCTACATCTCGGTCAACGGCGCATCCACGATCATCGGTATTGACGGGACAACCGCCACGCCGGGCACACCGGGCACAGGCAGCGTTACCGGTCTGCGCATCGGCCAGGGCGCATCGGACTACTCCGACATCGACGTAGCCGAAGTCGTCATGTGGGACCGGGCGCTAACCTCCGGCGAACTGGCATCCGTCCGCACAGACATGAAAGCCCAGTACGCCGCGCTTCCGTAGTCGCTACTTGGTATTCCAGTCCTTGAAGAACGAGGCCACGTCGGACGCGGCGAGTTTGGTTTTCCCCCAGAAAGTCATGGCCCCATCTTAGGGCCAATAAGACCGGTTAAGTAACCCAACCAAATCAGGCCCCCGCTAGTCCTTTCGAGGATGAAGCGGGGGCCTCTTTTACGTGCCCTGTTACGGCGTCACCATGGAGCCCTCGAAGATGGCGGGTTGCCCACCATCGGGCGCCGGCACTTGGATGCGCACCTTGCCACCCTCAGTAGCGGGGATGAACCGTGAGAACTGGTCAGACTTCTTATCGCCGTCAAGCATGGCCGTGATGTTGGCGTTAGAGATCGGTGTTGCCGGTTCGAGGTTCGCGCCATATGCGACCTTGGGCCATGACATTTTCGTGGCGTCGATGCGCGCCCCGGATTTGTTGGTGATGGTCAGGCTCAGGACTGCCTGGTTGCCTTCTCCGACGACGCCGATGTTCTTGGCTGGCGGGCCGAAGCTTACGGCGGCAACCGTGGCTTCAACACCGTTGGGGAAGGTGACTGTCTGGCCGAACTGTGCGGGCGTGTCAAAGCCGGGCGTGGGCGCTTCCGTAGGCGCTGCGGACACTGGCGCTGCTGATGTGCTGCTAGAGCCTCCTGCGGGCGCTGAGCAGGCCGTGAGCGCGAGAGTTGCCACGGCGGTAAGCGTGAGAATGGTCCGTTTCAAAATGTCCCCCAGAGTGAGTTTTATGTGGTCCGGTGAGCATAGCGCGTGGGGCCGATGATTAATAGTCGAGCGTGGCTGGCGTGGGCTGGCAATGGCTGACGTAGGCTACACGTTTTCTGACCAATGGCTAAACGATGGGCTATAGTAGAGCCCCCTTCGGCCTTGTTTTGGGCAATGAAAAATCCCCCAGAACCCGCGAGTTCTAGGGGATTTTCTTCTGTAGCGGAGTCGGGACTTGAACCCGAGACCTCACGATTATGAGTCGTGCGCTCAGCATTTAATCCATTCGATTTACTACTGTTTTGGCGCGGAAACCCGCGGAATCTAGCGGTTCCTGAGTCACTCCAGAAACGCCAGCATACGCTAACTTACGCCAGCATTGGCTACAGTACAGGCT